GGAGCAATTAGTGTAGTCATTATAGATTTATATATATAGTTATAAAAAATGTGAGTAAATAAATAAAGAATCAATTTTTTTATAGGTTAATCTTAATTTCGTGTTGTGTATTTGTATACATTTTAATAAAATTTGTTATTAATTTCCCCTTTACAATATGACTTGATTGTATTATTTTCTTTAATTCATTATATATTTCATTATCAGTATTCTTTACTTTTTTAAAACTATAATGATCTGTTATATTTCTAATTTGAGTATGTAATTTAGTATAATCCATTGTATTGCTAATAATATAATCTGATGCTAATAAGAAATTTACTAATCTTTTAGATAAATATAAAATTCCCGTATCTTTTGATTGATTATTAAAATCAGTGGTATCTGTAGTATCAGTGATTAAAGATATATTTATATATGATTTTTTAATTTTAATATCATTATTTAGATTATTTATAAATGAATCAATTTCTAAATTAATACAATTCACTTCATCATTTCTTACAACTTTAAGATTATATTTTTTACTTAAATTTTCATAAACTATATTATAATCTGAATTATTCATATTAAATATATATATATATATTTAAATTGTAATATAAATAAATTTTTTTATAATGAAATTTTCTAATAATATTCTCATTTCATTAATTGAATAATCCTTAGTAGGATTTATTTTTTGTATTTTTAAGAAATTATGAAAATTTTTATATATACCAAATCTTAATTCCTCTTTACTTAATCCATTTTCATCACAATAATTACATAATACATAATTTAATAATACCCCCATTTTAATTTCATCTTGTTTCATAGTTAAAAATTTTTTTAATTCTTCTTTAATTATTACAATTTCTTCTAAATCATACATATATGATTTATATAAATATATTTATATCGTTATTTTTATAAATTTTTTAATGATGAAATTATTTAATAATCTCATTAATTGTTTTGCAGAATAATTATATTTTGGTTCTATATTCTCTCTTCTTAAAAAAATAGCTAAATCTTTATAAATTCCATAAAATCTTTCTCCACGAATATTCCATTTATCAGAATATTTATTTATAATAATTTTAAATAAATCTCTTATAGTAATTTCATTAGTTTCTAACTTTAAAAATTCTTTTAAATTATCTTTAATAATTATATTTAGATAAAACTTCATCACTTATACACTTATATACTTAAACACTTATATAAAATAAAATAATTTAAATCATAAATAAATTTCCTTCACCTTCTTTCATTGTTCTGGAAATAATATCATCAATTAATGAGTTCTCATTTACTTTTAGTACATCAATACTATTCTTAATCATACTTGTCATATTGTTCTCACTATATTCCGTATTTTCTAATACATCAGTATCAATTATAATTTCTGGAAATCCTGTACCACATCTAATTGCTCTTCCCATAATTAATCTAGATGAGACTGATCTTAAATTATCAACTTCACCAAATACTGCACTATTTACTAACATCTCAACAGTTCTTTCAAATGATGCTTTTGATAATGGATCAGTATCCATCTTTCCAAATCCGTGACGATCAATTGATACAATTTCACCAGAGTTAGTCATTACATCACATAGAATTGATACGTGATGATAATTTAGTTTTAGATCTCCAGCAAATACTTTATTAATCTCACAAATTAATGATTTTCTAGCAGCTTCAATTCCATATAATCTATAAATAGTATTCATTTCATTTGCATAACATCTATTATTATCAATATATTTAATATATCTTAATTTACCAAAGTTAATACCATCAGTTGTTATAATATATTCTTGTTTATTTTCAATATCTCCTGATTCATTATTAAAATTGAGATATAGTTTTTTATCTATTTCAGTAGTGTCTGTAATATATGATACTCCTTTTAATTGGAAGTAATATAATATTAAGTTTTGAATATCAAGTAATATAGTATTATCAAAATCAGATATATCAAATCTAATATGAATATATAATTTTTCATCATTATCATTTGTTGTCATAATACATCCATTAATAATCTTCTTAATTAAATCTTTATAATTTTTTTGCATAGATTTATCATTACTCAAGTCATCCCAAAAGTTAATGAATTTTGTTTTAATTTCTAACATATTAATCTTCTTCTCAAATATTTTCTCTTTGGATATTTCAAATCTATATAACCATGGCAAGTTTTCTGGTTTAACATTAAAGTTACCATACAAGTTCATTGAACTCTTAATTATAACTCCGTCGTCTTTCATATAGTTATTCTTCAAGTCACTATCAAATATAATATCAACTTTCTTAACAATATCTTTTAATACTGTATATTTCAAATATGCCCCTACAGTATATGCTAAGTCTTTATCCTCTTGTTTTCCTTTTTGTAAATATATGTACATAAGTGGTGTACTAATATTTTCAGTCTTTCTTAAAATTTCATTTAGGCGAGGAATACCTTGCATACCAGCGACACCTGCACCTGAAGAGTGCTTAGTATTTAACGTCATCTGTGTGGTGATCTCTCCAATACTCTGTGATCCGACACATCCAACCATTTCTCCCGCTTCTACTAAACATTTGTTAAAAGAACTTATGATGTCCTTTACGATGATATTAAATTTATTCTTATCTAATTTGTATTCATTTAAGCATCGTTTGGGAGCTAAGTACTCATAAAGTCCATATTTGAAAAGTGTTTTATGTGTCTTTTCAATTTGTACTTTAATTGAAAGATCATTATTGCTTTCTTCTTCACTCATACATAATAATCTTGTATTTTTTTGATTTAGAATATAATCAATTGAATCCATAATATGAATTGGATCCAAATCATTACCAGTAGATGCAATACCATAAATTGCATTATCAATAATTCTCTTAAAACTTACTGGCATATAGAATATATCATCTAAGATTCTATATTCAATATTTGATTTACGATAAGATGTTCTTAATGTATTTCTAAAATTAATTAGATCTTCAATAAAATCTTCATTTAAATCTACTAAGTCTTGTTTATTTAATTTGAATTTACTAGTTAAATCTTCAATCTCTTTATCACTAAAATAATATTTTTCTCTAAGTATTTGATTATTCATTCTTAATGTTCTTAATAGAGTTGGTTTTTGTTTTACTTGATCCAAATGAGAATCACCGTATACATACTGTACAATTACATTATTTCCATTTCTTATGGTGCCATCGTAGTGGACAGCTAAATCTTCCATACATTTAATTAATCTTCTATTTATATACCCTGATTCGGCGGTATCAACTACGTGAAGACCATTTGCTAGACCAAAATTTAGAGTGGATGGAACAGTTAAATCATAAACTTTAGAATATTGCAGATTATCTTTCGAAGTAATTTTATTAATCTCAATAATTTCATCAAGTACAATATCATTATGTTCAGTAAAATTACGATGTTCGTCACTTGCTGATAAGACATCTAACTTATCTTGTTTTTCATCACAAATTAATTTTATTTCTTTTTTAAATTTAGTAGCCCATTGTGATCTAATTGATATCATATTAATATCTGCCATGTCAATAGTTCCAAGATTATTTGTTTTATTGCGAGTAATAGTTACTTTACCAAATATTCCTAATCTAGAAAGACATATATTTATATCATTAACTAATTGAGGAGAAGATAATCCAATTTGAACTGAATTATGCGTAATAGTTCCATCTCCTGAAAATATTCCATTTATCATTCCTTTCGTAAATTCTAAATTAGCATTTAACATATCTCCATGGATGAATTTATTTCTAGCTCCATGTCCAACTAAATGATGTAAAATTCTAGCTAATGTAACAGAATATCCTCTAATACAAGTTGATATAGCACCAATATGATTGATCTTACAATCAATTTTTGTTTCAATTTGAAATTTTTTAAACCATTTTTTAGCAAAGTCAATAATTTTAGAATCATTATTTGTAATCTGTACGTATCCACTTGGAATATCCGAATTTCCTTCAGCAATATATAATCCAATAAATAAGCCATTTTCATAAGTTAATTCAAATTTATCATTAATAATTGATTCATTTTTTGGACTGGCATAAGGATATATTTGACCTTCTTTAATCATAGTATTATTTGATCTCCATAATGTTCTTAAAAATAGTTGTACTTTTGTATAAGGAAGTGTAAATGATGTTCCATTATGTTTATTCCACCATCCAGGAGGAGCACGATCAAAAGTACTCATTGCCTTTTCTAACATTTTTTCTGCTTTAATAAAATCAGTTCCATATATATATTCATTCTTTGGTAAAAATTGTACCATATCTATGTAATTATTTATTACTTTAGGTTCACATAATTTTGCTGTTACTGGTACATATGATCCTACACTAATTTTTGTTGGTGATATACGTTCAAATTTACTAGTTTCACTATTCCAAATTAATAATGAATGAGAATCAGTTACTATAACTTTACGTCCACCATGTGTTTTAATTTCATATAGAATTTCACTAGGATTATGTCTAGTTATTGCAGTTACTTTACCCCATGATACTTTACCGTCTAAGTCGGAAGTTGGAATATATACTTCATTTTTAAGTTTTAGTAATTCACGATCATCATCATGTTCGATTTCTAATTTATTATTTTCTAATAGTTTATCAATCCATTCACCAATTCCAATTTGTTTTATTTTGTTATTTTCTTGAATCATAAGTTTTGTGTCTCCAGTTACTGATTTAATTGCAGTATCAATCAATCCTTCACGTCCGGACATTGCTTCCATAAAGAATTCTAAACCGCCGTGACCTTCATATAAAGATGATTCAATATATCCACGAGCATCTGGTCTATCATCATTTTGAAAATAATGGGGAAAAGTTCTATTATTAACTTTCTTTTTAATTCTAGCAAATGCTAAAATAAGTTGAGCTCTTCCAGTAGTCATCATAGTTACTTTATCAGGTTCACCTTTAGCTCCTGAATCAATTAGAATATGTATATTATTATCTTTCGATAAATCATTCATAGTTACTTTAGTAATATCACCATAAACACTTTGTAATAATGATGTCATATTTTTTTCTAAAATATCTGAATTTATTAAATCAGGATTATTCTCAATTTCTGTTAACATACATTCTACTTCCACTTTTTTTGTTCTCATCATATCTTTACATTTTTTAAGAGCATCCTTAGAGATAATAACATCTTTTAATCCTACAGTAGCACCTCTAGATAGTAAATATTGAATAATTAATCTTTGTAAGTTATCAATATATTCTGTTGCAGTATCATATCCAAATTGATCTAAAATTGTATTTAAAATTATACCATTTGCAATCTTACCAGTAATCGTTCCTTTTAGTAATTTACCATTAATAATTTCTAATTTCTTTTCTCCTTTATCATTTAATTCAACAATATTTAATTTATCTGGTAATAATGAACTAAAAATATCATTTGTTTTACTCATACCATCTTTTGATTCTAATTCCATATCTACATTTCTATTTTTTGATATCATATTATTTGCATGATGAGAATCAATCTCATCATATGATCTAGTTAATAAATATGCACCTAATGGAGCATCTTGTTTAGTTTTAATTTTAATATTGGTTGAAGCTGGAGCAATAATTTGATTTCTTACATTAGCAATCATTGCTAATTCAGTAGATGCTTGAATAGATTGAGGAACAAAAATGTTCATTTCATCCCCATCGTAATCTGCATTGTAAGGACCAGTTACTGATACATTCATACCGAATGTTGTTAATTCGGGATCTTTTAAAATTACACATCTGTGTCCCATCATAGATAATTTGTGAAGTGAAGGTTGTCTGTTATATAATACATAATCTCCATCAATTAAATGACGTTCTACAATATCTCCATAATATAACTTAATATTCTTTTTACGATATCTCAAGTCAATTGGACGACGATTATTTCCTTTGGGAAACACATAATTTGCTCCTGGATAAGTATCTCTTCCATTTTTGACTAGTTTTGTTAATCTACTAATATTTTGTGGAGTTACTACTTCAGGAAATGTAAGTGTTGTTGCTAATTTTAATGGTACACCTAATTCATCAGTACCTACATCTGGATTAGATGTAATAACAGTACGACCACTAAAGTTAGTTCTTTTACCTAATAAGTTACCACGAATACGACCTTGTTTACCTTTTAGTCTTTCAGATACAGATTTATATACTCTTCCTCCAGTTTTTTGTTCAGATCTTTGTAAAATTGACGTTTCATTATCAAAATAAGTAGCAATATGATACTGAAGCGCTTGATGATGAGAATCATTATATTTAAATTCTTCATTTAACATAGCACTTTTTTCTTTATTAGTTCTTAAAATTACATTTCGTTTAATAATATCAGCTAATTTATCTGTCATTGAATCTTCAAATGACTTGGAAGCTAAAACATCTCTACGAATTGTTGGACGAATTGCTACTGGAGGAATTGGAAAAGCTGTAATAATTAAATTTTCAGGTCTACTAATTAATGGATCAAAACCCATAATTTTACAATCAACATCACTAATATTCTTTAAAATATTGTAACAATCTTCTGCACTAAGTAGTTCTTGAATTTTTTGCTTTCCTGTATTACTAATAACGGTTCCTTCTTCCCCTTCTTCTACTTTTGTTTCAGCAACTAATTGAACACCAGTTTCATTTACTCTGATACTCGGAATTGGAGCACCACACGAATAATCTGGATTTTGACAATATGTAATATTTGAAGTAGTTTTTTTAATTTCATCAAAACGTGCTTTACCAATTCTATTTTTTAAAATATCGCCCATTTCTTTTTCAGTTTTATAAATTAGCAATTTGGAACATCTAATACAAATACATCCTAAAATATTTTTTACGTGTTCAATAAATCCAAAATGAAATACTGGTTCAGCTAAGTCAGTGTGTCCAAAATGACCAGGACAATCATTACTATTAAGTCCACATGTAGAACAATTTACCTGATTATCAGTAGTACCTAAACGAGAATCAATTAAGCCGCCTCTTTTTGGTTCATGATTATCATAAGTTTCTGGTATATTAATACCATGCTGATCTTTATTAACAACACTATATCTTTTAACTTCTTCATTACCAAATACACAAAATTGAATTTTATCGATATTTACAATTTCGTCGGTATTAAATTCCATTTTATATTCTATAAACATATTTTTTTATATTGAAATTGTTTAATTTATCAATTTTTATTTGATTAAAATTAAAATTTAATATTAAAATTTAATTTTAATTAAGCATCTCCCCAATTTAAATTCCTATCCAAATTTTCTATAGTATATGTATTTCTACCAATTTCAATACTTGATACATTATTAAAATTAACTTCATTATAAAAATTATATTTTATAATATCATATAATTTTGTATGAGTATCATATTTTCTTACAATATTTCTTATATTTATTTTTTGTTCATTATCTTTTAAAATAATATTTGCTTTTAAAAGTAACATCAATCTTTCAGCTTCTTTAAGTTTTCGTGTATAAGTAAATACATCATTAATTGTTCCATTCAGTATACTACTGCGAATAACATTATTATCTCTGTATGTAAATTCATAATATTGTCTTTTATGATAATATGTACTACATCCAAAAAAATTTAATAATAATTCAATGTAATTGCACAAAAGATAATTTAATAAATAATAATAATAAACATATTTAAGTGGTTCAAAATATAATGGTATAATTGAAAGTTCTGTAAATAAACATGAATTAATTTTATTTTTAATTGAATAATATGTTCTTGTAATAAATTCGAGAGCTGAATAAAACATAAAGAATGAATATGTATATAATATAAAGAATTAATATGTATTTATATTATGAGTAATATATTTAAAAACTTTGGAGAAATATTTAATAATGAATCGGATGAAGAATTTATTGAAGTATCGAATAAAAGAAATAAGAAAGTTAAGGATACATCAATTAAAGAACTACTTAGTCCCGAAGATAATCATGAAGATGAAAGTAAACAAGCTGAAAATAACGAAGATTCTGAATATTATGTTCTTAATAAAGCCGAATTAGAAAAACTTGGTTATTTTAAAAAATTTAATTCAGAATATAATCTATGGTATCATCACGAACTAAATAATTGGAGAGTAGATGGATATCGTAAGATTTTCCATATTAAGAATATTAAAGATTTTTGGGATCTTCATAATAATATTGATTGTATTGGTGGGATTACAAATCAACATTTTTTCTTGATGAAAGATAATGTATTACCAATTTGGGAAGATACTGCAAATAGAAATGGAGGATCATGGAGCATAAAACTAAACGATATTTCTAGTGCATTAAATGTATGGTTGAAACTAGCAATGTTAATGGCGGGTGAAACAATTGTAAAAGATGAAAAGCACAGAGTGAGTAAATTAGTAGTTGGATTATCTATTAATTTACGAAATCAAAATACTTGTATTATTAAGATATGGAATAGAGATGCTACATATAGTTCAATTAATTTATTAAATGATGATATAATAAAAGAATTTGGATATAATATTATTTATAAGAAGAATAATGTTGAATATTAGAACTAAAAATTTTGGATATTTAAAAATAATAATATTATTTTTAAATGACTTTTGTATAAATTAACTCTCTTCATCCTCATCATCTTCTACTTGAATATCATTTTCTAATTTAGTTACATCTTCTACAACTGGAGCTAGAATTAAATAAGTATATCCTAATCTTCCAATATTATATTTAATAAATAATGGTGTATCATTTTCTAAATATAATTCTACATTAGAACATAAACTAGTACATTTATATAGAATCATCATATTTTTTAAACTAAATTTTCCTTGATATACACTATCATCTTTCTTTTTAAATTTAAGATTTTCATCTTTCTCACCTTCAGTTAAAATTACCTGTCCTTGTGATTGTTCTCCTTTACCAGAAAAACTCATTACACCATTTACAGATCGAATTTCAATCATATCATGAACTACATTGAGATCTTTAATAATCTTATGGAATTTAATTGATGGAATTACAGAAATAATTGAGAAATCAAATTCTGGAATCTCAAATTGATCTGCATCTGGAATTTCCATTAGAATTAATTTATAATCTGCTACACTGTTATCTTTACTATTCTCAAATCTAAGACCAAGTTTTGAATCATTTTCATAATAAAATGTAAGAGTTTCATCATCTGACATATTTTTAATATGATTATAAAGTGATTTCATACTAATACCAACTTTCTTGGTTTGTTTACAAAAAAATTCTTCAAAATTTTCTGCCATTAGTTTCATACAAATTGTTGCAGTATTGCTGGTATTAGAGGCGTTCATTGAAATGCCTTCCTTTGAAAAAATAAAGTTAACTTCATAGAGTAGATCCTTTAATGATTCAATTAAAGTCTTTATAACTCGTGATTGAATTGTTTTGACTTTGAAAACTAAATTATTATTCATATTTATATTTAAATTATAGTATTTACCCTTTAAATATAATATTATCAATTTTTAACTCACTTTTAATTATTTTAATTTATAATCAATTTTGCATAAAAAAACTAAAGTATAATAGTTTACTTTTTTAAAATTTTACTTTAAATTTTTCTTTCTAAACTAAATATATATTATGAGTAAAAATTATAAACTTGTTAATCCTTATGTAATTGGATCAATGAATAAATCATT